ATCAGTCACAAACTGATACAAATGGTCCAGCCAATCTCCGCAAGGCTTTACGCCGTGCAGAGAAGGAAAAGAAGGAACTAACGGAACAGCTAGCAAGTATCCAACAGGATCTTCGCGCTCGTTCAGTCAAAGAAGTATTGGCATCGAAAGGCGTACCTGATAAGGTCGCCAAGTTTATTCCTGGCGACGTAAGTACGCCTGAGCAAGTAGATGCTTGGTTAGCAGAAAATGCCGATGTATTCGGTTTCTCAAACTCAGCAGATGCTACTCAACCCGACGACACACCAACAGAAAATGCAATGGCGGTACAGCGTATTAACGCAGTTACCCACAATGCGAATACACCATCACGCGATCAAGACACAGCCTCAAAATTAGCTGGTGTCAAATCTAAAGCAGAACTTGATGTGTTGATCTTTGGTGAGCCTTCCAATGGAAGGCCGCGTCGGTAACCCATTCGCACACTACACCCTCATAGAAAGAAGGTGAACAAATGGCATATACAGATACCTCTGGCTCGTCACTAGGTACTTCCCTAGTTCAGACAGCGTATGATCGTTATGTAGAATTTGCTCTCCGTGCTGTTCCACTTATCCGCGATGTTGCGGACAAGCGTCCAGTACAGCAAGCAATGCCTGGCTCATCCGTTGTATTCCAGATTTACAACGACATGACAGCCGTTACAGCTCCACTTTCAGAGACGACAGATCCAGATGCTGTTGCTATCGGCAACACAACACCTATTACTGTCACTCTGAATGAGTACGGAAATGCTTCACTTGCAACTCGCAAGTTGGAACTTTTCTCACTCTCAGACGTTGATCCAGCAATTGCTGACATCATCGCCTTCAACATGGCAGACAGCCTTGACACTGTTGCACTACGTCAATTGAACTTCGGTTCAAACGTAGTTGCAGAAACAGGCGCTACTGGCTCAGCAATCAGCACATACGCTGGTACATACACCAACGGAACTACACAAACCTCTATCGGTTCTGGTTCTGTTATCAAATCACGCGACATCCGTTTGGCTGTTGCTAAGCTCCGCGCAGGTAAGGTTGTCCCACGTCAGGGAGAATACTACTGGTGCGGTATCCACCCAGAAGTTTCACACGATCTTCGTGCTGAGACTGGTGCTGGTGGATGGCGTGACGATCATAAGTACTCCGAGACTGGCGCGTCAGAATTCTGGCCTGGCACAATCGGTACTTACGAAGGTGCAATGTTCGTAGAGTCACCACGTCTATTCAATACAACTGACGGTTCTGGCGCAACAGGTACCACTGGTACATGGGGCAACTCAGATTACGTTTACTCAACTGGCGGCGTTCGTGTATTCCGTACACTCGTTGCTGGAAAGCAAGCACTTGCAGAAGCAGTTGCCGAAGAGCCACACGTTATCTTCGGACCAATTGTTGACAAGTTGATGCGTTTCCGTCCAATCGGTTGGTACGGTGTATTGGGCTTTGCTCGTTACCGTTCAGCTGCTTTGGTTCGTATTGAGTCTTCAAGCTCAATCAACGCTTCTTAAGTAATTAAGTAGCAGCCACTCCCCGCCTTCGGGCGGGGGGTGGCACCCTTAAAATGAAAGGTAGCAAATGCCATACTTGCTTAAACCACCAACAGTCAAAGAAGGCCCTGCTGGCTTTGGTCGCTTGTTTTGGCGCTACAAGATTGATCGTGGAGATTCTCTCCTAGTTTTTGGAACAACGGTAGTGCGCCAGCGCACACCAGCAGTACAGGATACCCAGACGGCAGACTATTGCTACTTGGGTGGACATGAGTATTACTTGTCCGAAGTTGAATACCAAATTTTGTACAACGCAGGCTACGGCCCTTACATCACTATTTCTTAGGAGCATCGGTGTCGCTAAATCCAGGTAGATACAACATCAATGTCTATAAAGGTACAACCTTTACCCTTGCTCCAGTATGGAAAATTGGTGGCAACGTGGTGCTGCTACAAAGCTACACAGCCCTTATGCAAGTTCGCGCCGCAGCAGATACTTCGGTCATTGTTGAACTTTCCACAGCCAATGGGCGCATTGTCATTACACCTAGCGCAGGTCGGATTACCCTTACCTTGACCGCCACAGAGACAGCAGCCCTAGCCGCTGGTACCTACATGTATGACTTAAACATTACAGCCCCAGATAGTACAGTCACAAAGATTTTGCAAGGAGCCTTTGTAGTTTCTAATTCGGTGACTCAATAATGGCAATTACTCCTGATAGTATTGCCACAGTTGAAATCCCCATCACAACTAACGTTTATAACGTCAGCTCTGAGCAGTACCTTGTTCTTGAAATGGGAGTCATCGGCCCACAGGGCGGAGTTGGCTATCAAGGAGCAACAGGTCCACAAGGTTCAACTGGAGCGCAAGGCGCTCAAGGTCCTACTGGATCTACAGGTTCCACAGGCGCTACAGGATCTATTGGTTTAACAGGCCCTACGGGTGCTACGGGTGCCACTGGTAGTACAGGCGCCGCTTCAACAGTTGTTGGGCCTACTGGCCCTACTGGCAGTACTGGATCAACAGGTCCAACTGGTTCTACAGGTGCTGCTTCAACAGTAACTGGACCTACAGGTCCTACAGGCTCTACAGGGCCTACAGGTGCCACTGGTTCAACTGGTGCTAACTCTACAGTCGCAGGTCCTACGGGCGCTACAGGTGCCACAGGAGCCACAGGAAGCACTGGAAATACAGGAGCCACTGGCTCTACAGGAGCGACAGGTTCAACTGGTTCTACAGGCCTTACAGGAAGTACAGGTGTTACAGGTGCAACAGGATCAACAGGCAATACAGGCTCAACAGGAGCTACTGGCTCGACTGGCGCAACAGGATCTACAGGCGGCACAGGCGCTACAGGGTCAACTGGATCCACAGGTCCTACTGGACCTACAGGCTCTACAGGCAGCACAGGGGTTACTGGATCCACTGGATCAACAGGGATAACTGGTGCAACGGGAAACATTGGGCCAACTGGTCCTACTGGTACAACGGGTGCGACAGGAGCTACAGGTACAGCGGGAGCAACAGGCTCGACAGGTTCAACAGGTGATACAGGACCAACGGGAAATACAGGTCCAACAGGACCTACAGGTGCTACAGGTAGTACGGGAGCGACTGGAACAGCGGGCGCTACTGGAGCGACGGGAAGTACAGGCGCGACTGGCTCAACAGGCTCTACAGGAGACACTGGCCCAACTGGACCAACAGGATCTACGGGATTAACTGGCTCAACAGGAGCAACTGGTTCATCAGGCGTAATAACAGTCAATGCTCCGCTTACCAATGCTGGCACTTCTTCAGCTGCCAATCTTTCAGTCTCAACCGCAACTACTTCTACCACTGGAGTAGTTCAACTGACTGACTCAACTTCATCAACTTCAACCACAACTGCTGCAACGCCTAACTCGGTCAAAACTGCCTACGACACAGGCGCAGCCAAGTTTCAATTCTTGCCGTATCGTTCAGGTGCTTATTATGTAAATGGAAACTATTCTTCTCCTCAATCCGCAACGGTCAATACGACTTATTACATGCCTATGTATTTCCCTAACTCGGTTACGGTTGATAGATTACAAATTATCACAGTCAATACTTGGGCAGGTGGTCCAGCGACAGTTCGTTTAGGTATTTACAATGACAATGGTGGGGTGCCTTCAACCGTTTTAGTTGATGGTGGAACAGTTTCAGTTACCGCTGCTTCAACCGCTTATACCGTGACAATTTCTCAGGCGCTTACCGCTGGTTGGTATTGGACGGCTTTCAACACTCAGGTAGCAGCAACAACTAATTCTTATTATGGACTTCAAAACAGTATCGCAGTCCCACTCAATTTATTTCAAAGAGTTGTGGCTGGCGGTAACGCAATCAACTCATTCTCTCAATCAGTAAACGTAAGCAGCGGTGGATTTGCAACGGCTGGCACATTGACCGATAGTGGTATTGGATTCCGTATGACAGCAAGGATTGTATAATGAGAGAAATAGTTTATGGACTTGGCGGTTATGACGAGACAAAGCCAGATAACAACATCATCGAAGTAATTGACCATCCAGAGGAGACAGAATGAAAAACCCAATCATCATCGGCGGTGGTGGTGCTGGAAGCACACAGACAACTGGTGGTAGCGCTGGCGGTGGCGCAGGTGGTTATTCCGCAGGTTGGACTTTTATTTCAAATACCGTAATTGTTGGAACTGGTGGTACTGGAACTGGAACTGCTGGTTCAGGCGGCAACGGCGTTGTTTATCTTTACTACTAAGGAGTGCTAATGGCTATCAAATACAAATACACCTCACCTTGCTGCGGTCATTATTATGTTGAAGTACGCAACCCAGAAGATGCTCAAGTTGTAACTAAGTGCAATGTGTGCGGGCAGGGCGAGTATGAGCTGACGGCGCAGACTGATTTGGATCAAGCGATAGAAATTACTCAAGAGTAAATATGCTATAATCAAGGCGTATGAAAATTGCCGTTTACTCAATTGCCCTCAACGAAATCAAACACGTTGAACGGTATGCAGAAGCAACTAAGTTCGCTGATTATCGAATAGTCGCAGATACAGGAAGCACAGATGGCACACAAGAAGCGCTTAGGAAAGCTGGCGTGGATGTTTATGACATTCGCGTTCGTCCTTGGCGTTTCGATGTTGCTCGTAACGTCGCTCTATCGCTGGTTCCAGAAGACGCAGATGTATGTGTAATCCTAGATTTGGACGAAGTTCCAGAGCCTAAGTTCTTTAGCAAGATTAAGAACAACTGGGTTGAAGGTTGCCAGTATGGCTGGATCAGTATGGATACTGGCAGCAGGTGGGAACGAGATAGGCTTCACAGTAGATTTGGTTGGGTATGGAAATACCCTTGCCATGAAGTGCAACTCTGGTACGGAGAAGGCGAAGCTAAGGCTTGCCAGATCCTAAATGCTGTTATTAAACACCAACCAGATAATGAGAAGTCTCGCGGTCAGTATGTAGAACTGCTTGAGATGGCAGTTAAAGAAAACCCAACTGATCCACGCATGTGGACCTACATGACACGTGAGTATTATTTCCATAACCGTTGGAAAGATGTTCTCAAGGCTGGCAAGACTCGCCTAGAACTTGACGGCTGGGATGTAGAGGCAGCGGCTACTTGCCGCTGGATGGGTGAGGCAGCCCGCTTCCTTGGCCAAGATGCCCAAAAATGGTTTGACAAAGGCGTACAACTTTTACCTGAACAAGGTGAGTCTTGGTATGGCGTAGCCATTGATGCCTACAGACGCAATGACTGGCAGCGTTGTTTAGATGCAACCACAAAGATTTTTGAACTTCCCCGTTCAAATCACTACTGCTACGAAGCAGCAGTGTGGGATTGGAAGGCTTACGACCTTGCAGGCGTTAGTGCTTACAACCTCAAACTTTACGACATAGCAGAGACTTTCACATCAGCGGCGTTGCAAGGTGTGCCAGAAGGTGATGAGAAGGAACGAATCAAACGCAACATGGAATTTTGTAAGCGAGTAACTAAGGGGAAATAATGAGCAACTGCCGTAGCGGATGCGACACTCAAGACCATGAAAATTACGCTGAGTGCCTATTGGCAGCAAACCTCAGCATTAACTCAGGTGATGCCACAGCAGGACGAGCAATGTCCACAAAGAGGTGGGACGGCGAACTAGCAGCCTATCGTGACGCTAGAGCGCAAGGTATCCAACCAGCTGGCACCACAATGAAAAAGATCAATGAAGCAAGGGCGGCCAGTGACAAACTGGGCGTTGCTTTTGACGCAGGCACAATGCCTGACGCAAGAAAGATTACCAAGCGCACGGCTAAGGTAATGAAAGAAACTGGAGCAATCTAATGGCAGCAGCAAAGAAAGTCTCACCAGCAATGAAGAAGAAGGCTTATGCCCTTGCTGAAAAGGCAGAACCAAAAGCAGAAAAAGCAAAAGAATTGAAAAAGGGCATGACTATGCTCAAGAAGAAAGGCAAGTAACTATGTGCAAAGAATGTGGATGTAACACAACCGCCAAAGGCGGCACTCCAGAAACATTAACAGGCAAGCCAACTAAGTCACCTTACGGTGAGTACGAAGGCGTTGGCGGATCTAAGTAATGAAGAAGTCCTTGGTTAAAGTTCCTTGGAACAAGACCATTATCCGAAATGGCAACATTGTTGTCTTGAATAAGAACGGTACTGAGAAATTACGCAAGGATCGAATTACTGGCGAAATTATTAAGAAAGGCAAATAATGGCACTCAGGGATGGCTTAACCTATACCTATCATCTTAACCGTCTAGCAGGCACCTTGGTCAATGGCGTACCTAGCCTTGATGCTCAAGGCGCTGGTAACAAGTGGGCTGGTACCACAGGCTTAGCCCTTCCTGGTGCATTAAATGTCTTATACGCAAGCCGCAATAGCGGTAACAATCTAGGTCTTGACCTACAAGGCATCCTTAACGCTTTAGCTGGAACCAAAGGCTTAGGCATTAACGAAGCAGCAGCGGAGATAGCATCGTGACATTATTTTCTGATCTTATTGATGAGACTTCCCTAGCC